TTTCGAATGAACTGTTTAGACTGCCGTTTAAACGGTTGGAGATCTTGGATGGACTGATATCGGAACATGTACTCGAAAATGCGCAGTTGTATCCGTATGAAAATGAGATCATGATTATGGAAGAGAATCCACGTGAACTTTATCAACGATTGATGAAACTTTTCAATGAATTCACGGAAGATGATCCGATGAAAGGTGCTATTGAACTCCAGATGACGGAATATGACGGATTGGATCGCAAATTCTTTGAACTGATGAAATACGATGCAACACGAGCCCAAGAGGTGGAGACGGTGGCAGTAGCTGTTCAAAAGATGATTGGAGTGCGATTCCGGGCACTCAAAGGAACTAATACGGTGTTTGGTGCAATATCGAATATCAAAAATTTGGAAGAGGATATGATTCGAAAGTTGTATTTGGATTATTGGATCAATCAAGATCGATCCGGAGAGTTGACCTATTATTTGAAACTCGTGGGGAAAGAGCAGATCATTGACGGTGTCGACGTTTGGATCGATAAGTTGGCAACAGTTTTACATGATCAAACGGAGTTGTTCCGACGCGATATGACAGCGCAAGAGATTCGCCGAGTTGTGGAAGATGGATATTATACAGGTGGACTGTTCGAAATGTACACATATGCAGTGTTGTTGAACATGAACATCGTCACATGGTATTATAAACCGGAATCGGACAAACTTTTCACGGGATTTATGCGGGAGATTGATCATCCGTTCGTGTTTCTGTATTGGAAGAATGTGTTGAAGGCGACGCGTCAGACTCAATTGGCGATCTATTTGTTGCAGCGGGACGATCAGCGGGTGTTTGATGTGAAGGATTTGGGTCCAGATCTGAAAGATACTTTGGTGACAGGGTTAATGGATTTAAAATCCCGTGATGACGTAGTATCTCTTCGCGGTGGCGCTGGACCTCTTCGCCGGAGGCAGTGGCTTCAATATCGGACACGAGTGCGTATTCGGAAACATAAGCCCAAGGGTATTCGAACCATCCGGCGTTGATTCGCCTTGATAAGAAACATGCTTCATACCAACAATCGATCGCATAGAGATTGTGAATATGGGTGTTTTTGGTGGACACGTTGAGTTCCCGGAGGATTTTGTTACATGATCCTTTACGAATTGCGTAACAGTCTGCGGATCCTGGATGAAGTGAATACATTTTACCGGCAATGTTAGGACTGCGGAAAACTCGAATATAATTGAGCATTCCGTTGCGGTCTCCTATATGAATATAATCGGCATCGGGAAATGTTTGAAGTGTCGTTTCAAAGAATTGTTGTAAAATTGGCCATGGATAAACTACGACATTATCATCTTCTAAGATGATATACCAATCATCGTCGGATCCGGGTAATGTTTGAATATGGGCTATAATCATGATATGAGAGATAGCGCATCCGGTTTTACCGCGATAACGTGGACAATGTTGATCAATCGGCGTCGTACCATCAGTTATAGTCGGATCCATTGACCAGCCTAAACATGATCGCCACATCTCATTAACAGATGAGAATGTAGATCCATCAATAGCACTGAATCGCGAACAATTGGGAACATGCATACGTAAGAGGGATTCTGTGACACGTATATATCGATCAGGTCGACGAGTTAGATTAATGATAAAAGTTCCTTTGATCCGATCCGATTGTGACATTATCATGTAACAATAGCTTTTATCGTGTATTTTGCCCGCGTAAACTGGATCCGATAGGGATTCCAGGTGAGAAGTTCTCGCGTGGTTGCATTTGGACTTTGGAGTCGTTGCGACCTGACACCGCTGCCGCTATGAAGCCATCATGTGGCTGGCGGTCTCGTACATCTGCGAGTCGGCGTTGATATGCGATATCGGATGCATCGCGATCGACCTTGTGGTTTCGATCATAGTATTGGATGAGGGCTGCATCGTTTCTTCCGGAGGATCCGAATGCGTCGGCGCGTGCTGGGAAATACTGTGGTTGCACTGGTGCATCGGTGCTGCGGCGCTGTCGTGTGGAGGTTGGTCCACGAGCATCGGCGGCGGCGACGACTCCCCAGGCTGGTCCATGTCCTGGGATAGTGTGACCGTATATATCGACGAGATCGCGTAGACGACCTAAAGGTTCAGATAATCGGCTAGGTCGGGGGTAATCCATTATTGATATAATGGATGAAATTAATTATGTGGTCGTGACCCATTACGTGCTTTCACTGCCATTTTATCTGCCATATAGTTTCCGTACCATATCATGTAATCTTTGGACTTCTTATCGCGGGGTGGATCTCGATGAGCTGGTGAATGGATGAGCCGGATTGTCATCTTCTCTTGTGCAATTGTCCACGCGAAATCGAGAATCGACATAAGATCCATGTTTTCGACGGGATCTTTATCAGCTTTGATCCATCCGCGGCGTTTCCATCCTGGGATCCATTTGGTAATGGAATCGATTGTATACATGGAATCGGAATAGATTTCGACGTGATGTCCGAAGGGGCGACCTTGTGAATGGATCAACAGGATTTCCAGCGCTTTGATGACGGCCATGAGTTCGGCGCGATTGTTGGTGACATGATGGGACCGCAGGGGACCGGACCAATTGCGGGGGTCATCTTTGCCGAAGAATACGGCGTAACCGCCTTTGGCGAAATTGGTGCCGTTGTTGAGAACTGCACCGTCGGTGAAAATGCGTATCGTTTTTTTCGACCTTGAACTTCTCATCTCTATATATATGGATGAAAATTACCAACTTTTTCGTGTACTCCCGCCCCGTGATTTCATTGAACAATTTATTACCATATTCGGTATCAATAATTGGGATGAATATTTCTTTTTCACGATTGCTGATGTAGATGCTCGACGAGTTGCCGATCAGATTCGTGACAATTGGTTGGAAAGATTTCGTGAGTTCTATTTCCCCAACAAGTTTGTCAAGTTTTTCACGGATATTAATACGAAGAAAGCGATTATTATACTTCGACAACTGTTACGCACTGTTCAATACAAATTGAGGAGTCAAGACAAATTTAAAGGTCGACAGAAATATATTCTCTACAATATTCAACCGATTCATCAAACGGATACAAGTGGGATTCGTATCGAGAATAAAAGGATACATATATCACTTGGATTTGATGAAACTGAGACATCATCAGTGTAATTTTTATACCTTGATTATATAGGATCAAGATAATATGAACAACAATAGTGGATCGAGTAGGAATCACTATTTTATCGGAGCGAGTTTCGATAAAAGTGTGACGAAACCACTTCGTAAGATACAGAATCATATTCAACGAACAATGTCAGTCCGACACACTGTGAATCAATTTCATACACGATTTGTCTATCTCGGATATCTCACCGATGATTCTTTAGAAGAGTTTATGCAATATATCAATCCGGCAATGATGGCACTTGCGAAGACTTTCGCACCGATTCGCTGTCCCTTCGGGGATTTCTCTGTCAAACGGAAATCGAATTATAAGAAGATATCGGTGTTATATTCGAGTTCGATAGTCAGTTATGTTATTGTCCCTTATTTGCGCAACTATGTCAATGATATTCTCGGATATCCTAAGACTGGGGAATATATGCCACATGTGAATTTGTGTACAGTGAAAGGACCTGTTGATGAATTGCCTAGCACATTAGTGCCGGAGTATTTTGATATTCGGTCAATTGATATTTTGAAAGGTGTACCGGTTGAGAAAAGATCTGGAACACCGTCGAAACATGATACAATGAACATTTATAAATATCGATCTATCCCCTTTGTCGGTACACTTGCGGAAAGGGATTTGCGACTCAAGAATCTTGATGTTGTTTATGAACCTGAGGAGGTCGCTGCAGAAGTTGCCGCCAATGTTGCCGCCAATGCCATCAGTGAACCATTGTCATCATCCATGATGGATTCGGAGCATTATTTGTCATATAATGCAGCGGGTAACGAAGGTACCGGCAACAATGGTGCAGCTGCTGCCAATGGCAATGGCACCATTCACAACAACGATACGGTTGCCAATGGCAATGGCACCATTCGCAACAACGGTACTGCGGGCAATAATGGCAATGTGGCCGGTGCAGTTGCGGAGACTATACCGATGGATTTAATTGAGGAGGAGCCACCACGTCGCAACAATAACAATAAACGTGCTAACAATAAACGTCGCAACAACAATGCTGTTATGACAAACAATATATTTGCAGAAAGTCAGCAGGCTCCGCCTCAACCTCAACCTCAACCGAGACCGGTCAACACGATGAACTTCTCGGGATTGTTCAAATAATATAAGATCGTATAGTAATATGACAACACGACTCTATTATCAGATCGATCCGGTGTTAGATGACTCCGTAGTTCTCAAAGACGAATATATGTCAACCCTCGGTGAACAGCAGAAATTGGATGTCGCCAATCAGTATAACAAACTGTATCACAAGACAGAAGAGGCAAATGCCCAACTTGAACAGGAGTATCGAAAGATGTTATGGCATATGTCGATTTACGAGATTGGTCAAATGATCTCCGATCAAACAACTCAAATATGGAACGAACTCAGTCGATTACCAACTGATCAATACATGTCAGCCCCTATCTTGGCCGGTATTCTTCTAGCGGATCCGAAAAGGTGTATTGTGGCGGGTATCTGGTTGGTTTTATTTGCGATTGCATTCGCATTATTGTTTGCCACCGATTTTTAATCGAACCCGATTCGCCAATTTAGTCAATCGAATCTGTTCACTAACTGGCAACTTCCGCCAATATCCAATGTTATAGATCAACGGCGTACCTTTGATCTGTTCCCGATTGTTTGTAAGAAAGGTGTAATATAGCGCCTTCCATTGTTCAGTCCATCTTCCTTCCGAAAAGTCCGACATACGTAAAATATACGCTGGCGATGATATATAAGGTTTCCGCATTGTCAACCCTTTATCCGCCCACAATCCCATCGAATAAACATTGTTGACCATAACCCAATCATATGAATCACACGCAAATTCCATAAACCATCGATAAACATCATCTGGATGAATCTCACACAGATTCATCAGATTCGCCACTATCATCAATCGTTCAATATGATGGAGATATCCAGTGTTAAACGCCTTTTGAATAGTGACATCTAACGGATCGATCCCAGTTGTTCCCCGATACCAATGAGACATCAATCGACGTCGATGTTGGAAACAGTTAGATTGTTTAATTTTATCATATGCCAATTCATACAGCATTCGACTGTATTCACGCCAGCCGATCAATTGTCGGACAAATCCTTCTCGACTCTGAATCGGTGCAGTTGCGGTCATGATTTGACGTAGTACAATTGTGGGCGGTAAAAGTCCAACATTGATCGGAGTCGATAAAACGGAATGATGAACAGCGTGTGACTTCGTTGACATAGCATCTTCATATGCGCCGAAGAGGGCGAAGCGTTGTCGGATAAATATGCGGAGAGCTCGACGAGATTCCTGCCATGTTATAGGAAAGCAGTTGAGTGCCGACACGATCTGTTGCGGATCTTTGGGACCAGGATTGTGGGGGAATCGTTGTCCGATATATTCAATCGCTTCTTGTACAATTTCGGTTAACTCTGAATTATAGGATGGAAGTGCAGGAGGAACATAATCGGCGGGTAAAGGTTGTCGATTGAGTGTATCTTGGGATTTGATATTGGGAAGTATGTTCAACGTTTGTTTAACATAGTGATAGAATTCGCGATGACTGTAATGCGATTTCGATCCATGAAGTGTAGCGTAATCGTCGATCTGTTTCGATGTCAATAAGAAATACGGAGTGTCGATATATGTCAAAGTTGGCCAACGAGATTGGAGTAATCGATCAGCGGGATAATAGGAGATCATATCAGTTGGCCGGGTCCAAGTGTCGAAGTCATCGAGTGATATATAATGAATCTTGAATCGATGTTGAATCATTTGATGATAGAAATGTTGCATAGTTGCCCGATGATAAATGAGTTTGAGTTTGTTGAAATGCAACTGCTTCTCCCTATGTCCGAAAAACAACGGATCTTCCACTAAATACATGGTAAGATTGCGCCAACGACGCCAATACAACAGTGGGAAAAGCTGATGAGGGAATATAATCACATGTCGTGTCATTATATTATATTGTGGGATTAAACCGCCATGTCCATCCGAATCAGATCATGGGATTCATACGATTCCAATATGAAATCTTCATATCGATAATCTTCCACGGTCCGTTGTTCACGATCACAGATGCGAAGACGTGGGAAGGCGATGGGTCGCCGCTGCAATTGCTCCTGAAGTGCGGTGACATGATTGCGATAAACATGGGCGTCACCGATGGTATGCACGAGTTCACGGGCGATCTTCCCTGTCAATGATGCGAACAGAGCGGTCATAAGAGATGCCGACGCAATGTTGAAAGGGACTCCGAGTCCGAGATCCCCTGATCGCTGATACATCGAACAGCTCAAATACTCATTATGTTCACCCGAGACATAGAACTGATAGATCACATGACATGCCGGCAAAACCACTTGATCCAGTTGCGCCGGATTCCACAGATTGATCAACATGCGCCGACTGTGCGGATCTGTGCGGATCAGATGCAGAACATTCGCCACCTGGTCGAATCCGAGACCGCTATAGTCTGTATGACAATCGACGTATTCGGCGCCGAAATGGCGGAAGTTGAATCCGTAGATGGGTCCACCGTCTCCGACCTGTCGTTGTGTGAATCCGTGTTGATCCAGGAAATCGCGGGAAGTGTTGCCGTCCCAGATATGCACACCTTCGCGGCGCAAGATATTGGCATCAGTTGATCCGCGCAAAAACCATAAGAGCTCTTTCACGATTCCACGGAAGAAAGTCCGCTTCGTCGTCAACAGTGGGAAACCTCTGCGGAGATCGAACCGCATTTGGGCACCGAGTTGCGACAGTGTGCCGACTCCAGTGCGATCATTGCGGATCTCACCGTGTTCCATCACCGATTGCACTAGTTCCATATACTGATATTCCGGATGACGCTGTCCATCAATCACATAGTGGCGAATCGTGGCATTAGGGATCTCCATCACCGATTTCAGATATGCGCT